GCACACTGGTCGTCGTCGCCCTGTATCTGGGCGTCTGGTGGCTCGACATGCGCGACGGAGAAGACCAATGAACCTCCAAGATCTCCTGACCAAGCACAACATTCGGCACAAGGATCTCGCCTTCATGACGGGCCGCACCGAGCGTGCGGTCCACATGTGGGTTTACGGCATCAGCCCGCTGCCACGATCGGTTGAATTGCTCCTGCTCGCCCTCGACGACGGTCGCATCGACGAGCGGTGGCTGGCCGAGCACTTAGCAAAGCACATACCCAACACGACTAAGTTCGAAACTCGTTGAGATTCAGTCCTTTAAGAGAAGATATTATAGATATTTTATCTTATATTTATATTTCAATGCCTCAAAACGAGTCTCTAACTCTCTTCTAATTGCTCTATAGATTGATGTGTATCTCTCTTAGAGAGCGGTTATCTGTATTATCTACTCATAAGCCGCTGATTTTAGGGCTATTATGGATTTAGCGCCATTGAATATCCGGTTTGCTACCTACCCAGCCGCCTTGTATCGCTTGACCGCCGTGCCCTTGAACCTGTGCGCGCCTTCGGTCGCTGTCAGCATGCCGGCGGCGACCATCTGATCAAGGCATTTCTGGATGTCGGTCTTTTTGTATTTCCGCATGCGGTTGACCAGCACGCCGAACGTCTCGCCCTCGTCGCCAGCCGTCAGGTTCATGATGCGGGCTTTCATGGCCATCAGCGGATTGTCTTTGGCGCGCTCGTTGGACGTGACGAGATCCATCTTCTCGCGGATGTCGCGGCGCACGAGCGCATAGGCCCACAGGACGTGCTCTTCAGTGCGGATGCCGCCGGGCACGGCGAGGATCAGGGAGACCTTCGCCACCTGCTCATAGGCGCGCATGGCGAGCGCCTCCAGACCTGTCGAGCTCTTGGCGTCCTCTGCCATCTGCTCAAACGCATCTGAGACCCTATCAAGAAGCTCTGCGCCACCGGGCGTTGTGGGGACAGGTATGCGGTCGTCGTAATACTCGACGCGGCCAGAGCCTGTCATGTCGAAGCTGCCGGCCGCGAACAAATCTTCCAGCGATTGCTTGAGACCGGGAGGCATAGGCCGTGGCTTGAACCCTTTCTTGCGGGGCGGGGTCGTGTCGCGCTCGGTGAATAGCAAGCTGCGCCCGATGAACCCGTTGGTTGCGTTGTAGAAATCAACCAGCTCGTCAAAGGTCTCAGGCGTGGTGAAGCCACAAAGCGACAGGAAAGGCCGATCGAGGCCGAAGTCGAGCGTTTCCATCGAGCGGCGCACGGCACCGATGCGGGACAGGATAGCAGGGCTGGGGTTCTCTTGCTTTTCCAGCTGCTGCAGCTCGCCCTTGAGGGCTTTGCGGATTTCTTTCTTGAGATCGCCGGTGAGCAGCATGAAACCATTGGCCTTGGAGTAGGCTGACATGAGCGCGCCGATCACGCCATCGAGGTAAGACGCGCCGCCCTTGAGCTGGGCGTTCTTGACCTTCTTCAGGAAGATTCCGATCTCGTCGATCAGGAACATGGCCGCCTGATGATCGACCAGATTGCGGATGATCTCCTGCTCAGACTTGATCGAGCCGTGCACCGCCTGTTGGATGCGGGCCGCCTTCAGGACGGCCGCGACGGCTTGCTGGATCGGCTCCTTGCCTGTGCCAGAGCCCGCCACGCAGAAGGTGAACAGGTTTGTCGTGACGCCGTTCAGATCGTCGGTGTAGCGCAGGCCGACAATGTTGCCGATGGCGGTGAGCGCGCCAGCGACGGCGAGGTGTTCACGGGGGCGGTAGGATTGATCTTCGATCCATGCCGCAACCTCGCCGACAAAACCCGGCGGCCGCTTTAGGTTGATGTGGGAAATGTCGAGGGGATCGGTCGGCAGGATCTCGAAGTCAGAATCAAATGTGACCGGCTGCTGCCAGCCTGCGGCCTCGGCGTAGTGGATCAAGGTGCCGAGCGTGACAGGGTTCGCGCTTTTCCCGAACGAATGCCAGCGCTTGGTGAGCATGTCGCGGCCGGGATATTTCGTGCCACGGTTGGACCATGTGTCCCAGACGTCAAACGCCGTGCCGCCTGATGCGTGATGCAGGCCCATGCCGCACCGGATCCACGTCTCATGGTCCGAATCAGGATCGACGTGGGAGATCATCTCGGCGAGATCAGCGTGCGACACGTCCATTGTCGTGCCATTGCCGAGATCAGCGCGATGGCGCTCGGGCTTGCGCAGGAGATCAATAAGTGACTGCGGCGCAGGCTCAATGTCGTATGGCGAGCCGTAGGCGACTTCGTAGCGATTGCCCGATGCATGCATGGAACCGGGGCCGACAACATAGCCGGATGATTTGAAATCAATGCCGGGATAGTCGGAGTGATGCTGCATCAGGGCGAGGCCTTCGGCGAGCTGAAAATAGTAATGCCGCGACCCGCCACCGGACCCAGTGTTGACGACGAGTCCTGCTTTTTCAACAAGCGGGAAATCGTTCTTGAGCCGTTCGTATGATTGCACGCCGCCATTGCGGGCATCGACATCGATCACAAGCAGCCCGCGAATCAGGATGCCATAGCCGGTGTCGAGCTGACCCGACAGCTCCTTGGTTTCGACCTGCTCGTCGTCCCACTCGGGCGTATGCTGCCAGTTCGACACGAGCGGGTGCTTGTAGGCTGCTTTGCAGTCCTTGTTTCCGCATGCGCAATTGCCGCGCTTGTCCACACCATACAGGCCGAAGAAACGAAATCCGGCCTCCCGAAACTCGCGATAAAGCATCACTTGCCCCCAGCCAGATAATCAGCAAGCTTTTCCAGCGTTTCGATGGCTGGGGTTTTATTGTTTCCGTTAGCAATTGATCGAACCGTATTCTCATGCAGCCGCACGTTCTTAGCGACCTTTGAGAGGTTGCGATCAGCCAGCCCCGCAACGACATATTCGCGCAGCCGTTCATAGGCCTCGCGCAATTCCACTGTTTGTTTTGGCATTTTTCAAACCTACTAGGGGCAACATTTAGGATGTTGACAGTGCCACATGATTCGGCATACCGTCAACCCGTTAAGAGAAGGAGAAATGCCAATGAGCATTCTTTCAACGGTCAGCAAACCCGCTGACCGCCCTGTGATCGTCACGATCTGTGGCGATAGCGGCTTGGGTAAAACCACCCTTGCCTGCACGTTCCCCCAGCCCATCGTCATCCGTGCCGAAGACGGCCTGCAGGCAATTCCTGCTGATCGTCGCCCGGATGCGTTCCCAGTTCTGACTGGGCCAGATGCGTTGTGGGAGCAATTGAAAGCCCTCATCCACGAAGAGCATGAGTACAAGACCTTGATCGTTGATTCGGTCACGGCACTGGAGCGCATGTTCTCTACCTATGTGGTTGAGACTGACCCGAAGAAGCCCAAGGGCATCCAGCAAGCTCTCGGGGGATACGGCGCGGGCCGCGATGCAATCGCAGCCATGCATGCTCGTCTGCGTAAGGCTGCGGGAATTCTCGCAGACAAGCGTGGCATGAACACTGTGTTCGTGGCCCACGCCGACACCAGCCGCATCGAGCCGCCGGATGACGACGCCTACATGCGTTACACGCTTCGCCTTCATGAGAAGAGCATGCCAGCCTACGTCGATGACGTAGACGTCGTGGGCTTCCTGAAGCTGGAGACCTTCACGACAGGTGAAGGCGAGCGCAAGAAAGCAATTTCTGATGGCACGCGCGTGTTGATCACGCATGCGACCGCAGCGAACGTCAGCAAAAACCGTTTCGGCATCACTGAACCGATCAATGTCGAAATCGGCGTCAATCCCCTTACTGCTTACATTGGAGCTTTGAAATGAGTGACTTCTGGAATTTTGAACAATCCACGACTGGCGAATTCGAAATGGGCGGCGGTGATATCCAGCCGATCCCTGCTGATACGTCATGCCTCGCGTCTGTTGATGAAGCGAAGTGGGATGAGAAAGACGGCGCGCGTTATATTTCGTTGCGCTGGAATATTCTGCAGCCTACGGAGTACAAGAACCGCAAGGTGTACCAAAAGCTGTGGGTTGCTGATGCAGATCCTTTGGCAAAGGACGCAGAAAAGAAGCGTGAAAAAGCAAAGCGTATGCTGGCTGCAATTGATCTGAATGCTGGCGGCAAGCTTCGCGCAGCTGGTGTTGAGCCGACTGATGAATCTCTTGGCAAAGCGTTGGTAGACAAGCCAATGGTGATCAAGGTCATGCAGTGGAAGGATAGAGAAACCAATATGCCGAAGGGCAATTGGATCGGCGCTGTGTCTGCCAAAAAAGGCGCGGCGCCTGCACCAGTTGCCAAGCCAGCCGTGACGGAGGACGCGCCGTTTTAAGAAGTTGCGGGCTGGGGTTTTTGACGAGACTGGCCAGCCCGCCACGCACCTGAGCAAGTGTTGAAACTGCTCGCCTAATTAACCGGAGACCAGACCAATGACTGAAGAAGAACTCCAACACATGAAGCAAATGGTGCATGATCTGTGCGGCGTCACGCTTCGCCTTCAGATTGACATGCAGAGCAAAACCAGTTTGCGCGACAAGTTCGCGATGGCGGCGTTGACGGGATTGCTGGGTGTATACCGCGACGGGATGGCAGAAGCTTTTGCCATACAGGCATACAAACACGCAGATGCAATGCTTGCCGCGAGGGACGAGAAACATGATTAATCTTGAGGAAATAGATCGTGATCCATGGTCCACCTATCCTGTAGACAAGAAAGATTTGCACGAGATCAACGATCTGGTGACGAAGCTCATCAAGCGCGTCTCCGCTTTGGAAGGCGCTCTGCTTTTCTACGCCGAGGAAGCACACTGGGAGAAGCACCCCTTTGAACCATCGCGCATCGACATGGACAATGGTCGCACGGCACGTCTCGCACTGAACGGGGGCAAAGAATGACCAGCGAAGACAAAACCTACCACACCAAAGATGGACATAAGATAGATGATTTTGGTGTTTGGTTTGACGGCGGCTTCTGGGGGAAAATTGTGCCGAATCCAGATGAGAAAAGCCCACCGATCTTCACGGCTTGGCATCTTGATGGAACATGCCGCGCATTCCAGCGCCTTGAATGGGAACTGGTTGAGGAGGCGCGCAAATGACCAGCAAAGAAATGTGGGTTCTCTGCGGCGACTGCGAGCATAAGTGGGTTGCTGTGCATCTGCCAATGACGATTGAAAAAGTTTCCGTAATCATGAGGAGACTGATCTGTCCGAAATGCGCGAAGACTAACAAGATTTATATATGCGAGCCCGAAACACATGCCACGCATGTTTCGGTTGGCAGCGGTGGCGGTTCTGGTCGTATTAAGACTGGCGGTGGGTCCATACGCGGCCACGTTACTATTCCTGCGGGTGGACCTAAAGGCTGGGCAGGAGAAACGAAATGACTGACGCGATCAGAGAGGCGGTCAAGGACATTAAGTTTTATTTGGACCGGATTGAGGAATTGACTAGCCGCAACAAAAAACTGGAAGTGGCTCTGCGTTTTTACAAAGACGGATTTAAATACCACCCAAAACGGACGATCACCGGGATCAATCTATCTGAATGGAAGCCCACTGAAGAGCTTCTTAATGATTGCGGAGAAACCGCCATCGCTGCGCTAGGAGAGAAGAAAGATGGCTGAGGAGCAGGACGACCTGACGCTCGTTTACATGTGGGCATTTAAGCAGGGCGAGAAAAGCGCGGAGAAGCGCGTTGAGGAACTGGAAGCTGCTCTGATTCTGATCACACAAACAGCGCCATTCGGCGAGCCGCAAGAGATCGCCCGCAAGGTATTAAGGAGAACGAATAATGGAACAGCGCAGTAAGGAATGGTTCAAGGCCCGCGAAGGCCGCATCACAGGGTCCAGCGTTGGCGCGATTTTGGGCTATTCTCCGTTCATGTCGCCAGATGATGTCATGCGCCGCATGGTGCGGGAATATCACGGCGCGGAATCAGAATTCAAAGGCAATGCAGCAACGGAGTGGGGCACGTTGAACGAGCCCGGCGCTTGCGTTGAGTATGAAATGGAAACAGGCAGCACTGTCGAGCTGTGCGGTTTCTACAAATATGAGCACTGGCTGGGCGCTTCGCCTGACGGCCTGATCGGCAGCAATGGCTTGGTTGAATTCAAGTGCCCCTACAGCATGCGCAAGGGCGAGGGCCGCTTCAAGACGGCGCTGGAACAACTTCACTATTATGCGCAGATGCAGGTCCAGATGTTCATTACGGAACGGGACTTCTGCGACTTCTACCAGTGGTCGCCGGGCAAGACGCAGTTGGAGGTTGTGAACCGCGACGAGCAGTTCATCAACAACATGCTGCCGCGCTTGAAGGAGTTCTACGAGGCGTACCTTGAGGAGATCAAGCACCCGGAACGTCATCTTGCGCCGAAGCGGGCTGAGTTCAACGCGCCGCAGATCCTTGCGGAGTACGACGACACGGTCGAAGCGATCAAGCTGTATGAAGAACGCAAGAAAGAACTTCTGGCGAAGCTGGTCGAGATCGCCGGCAATAAGAACGCGATGTTCGGCACCCGCAAGCTGACGTTCGTGCAGAAGGCCGGCAACGTGGCTTACGCGACAATCGTCAAGGAACAATTGCCCGACTTCGACGTCGAGCCGTACCGTGGCAAGGGCAGCGAGTATTGGATTTTGAGCAATGGGAAAGAGAAGTGATCTTGAACGTAAGCCAATGGATTTTTACAGCACCCCTTACGAGGCGGTGCTGCCATTGCTGGCGCATCTCCCGGTCGAAACTAAGTTCTGTGAGCCATGTGCTGGTCAGGGGCACCTTATCGCCCATTTGGAGCGGCACGGTCATCGCTGTGTTGCGTCTTACGATGCTGATGCCGGGTCACCGTACACGCACCATGATGCGGCGTTCTTGTCGCATGAAGATGTGGCCGGAGCCACGCATATCATCACCAATCCCCCATGGGCGCGGCCTGTCCTTCACCAGCTGATTGAGCGCTGCTCCATGCTGCGCCCGACTTGGTTCCTGTTTGATGCGGACTGGATGTTCACCAAACAAGCTCGGCCGTACCTGAACAGGTGCCATTTGGTGGTCTCGGTAGGCCGCGTAAAATGGTTTGGAAATGCTGTTGGCAAAGACAATTGCTGCTGGTATAAGTTTCACAGCCCAACCAACGAGACCAGATTCGTGAGTAACTAAAATGACCAAATTCAAAAAAAACTATGGATCTTGGCGCGAAGATCATCTTGAAAAAGCAATAATACTCATCGACCAAGGCGTAAGCTATGGTGATGTTGTGTCGGCTTTTGCAACAATTGATCCAGAAATTAAGTTAGCTCAAGCGTATTCAAAGAAAAACGCTATTGAGAAATTGAAATACGCTCTCAAAAAATATGACAAGCCGTATCTCAAAAATCAGTCTTGGCTGAAGTGGAGAAGTATTTATTCTGCGCCACGCAATGGTCATAAATTTTTATGCGTTCAAAACGGTGACATGTACGTCGCTCATTGGAATGACAACAAATTTTTAGAAACAGGTGGCGCAGAAATTAAACCAGATCATTGGATGCCGCTCCCTGCTGCGCCGAAGTACATGCCATGACCTTACGTCCTTACCAACAAGAAGCCCACGACAAGATCATTGCATGGATCCGCAAGACCACGGAGCCGTGCATGATCGAGGCCGCCACAGGCGCGGGCAAGAGCCACATCATCGCGGAGTTGGCAAGAACAGTGCGGGCGATGAGCAACAAGCATGTGCTTTGCATCGCGCCCTCTAAAGAGCTGGTCGAGCAGAACCACAGCAAATATCCCGAAGAAGCATCGTTTTTCTCAGCCAGCGTTGGCATCAAGTGCCGCGAGCACCCAGTGGTGTTTGGCACGCCGCTGACTGTTTTGAACAGCATTGAGCGCTTTGGCGAAGAGATTGGCATGATCATTATTGATGAGTGCCATGGCTTTACGCCGACGATCCGTAAGATCATTGGTAAAATCCCGAACCCGAATATGCGGGTTGTGGGCATGTCGGCCACGCCTTATCGGCTTGGCAGTGGCTATGTGTTCAAACAGTGGGAAGATGGCAGCAAGGCCGGCGAGAACGCCTTCTTCACTCGCTGCGTGTACAGGATCACGGCGCATGAGCTGATCGGTCAGGGATACCTGACGCCCCCGGTCGTGGGCAGCTTGAACGCCGACGCCTACAGCACCAAGAACATGCAGCTCAACAGCATGGGCCAGTTCAACAAGGAAGACGTGGATCGCGCATATCATGGTCAGGGGCGCAAGACGGCGCGGATCATTGCCGACATTGTGGCTCAGTCGCAGGACCGCAAGGGCGTGCTGATCTTCGCGGCGACTGTGCGCCATGCCAATGAATGCTTGGAAAGCCTGCCGCCAGAGCTGTCGGCGATCGTAACGGGTGAGACGCCAAAGAAAGAACGCGAGGAGATTCTGCGCCGGTTTAAAGCACAAGAGATCAAGTACATCGTGAACGTCTCGGTTTTGACCACGGGCTTTGACGCCACGCATGTTGATGTGATCGCCATGCTGCGTGCGACGGAATCGGCCAGCCTGATGCAGCAGATCATAGGGCGCGGGCTGCGCCTGCATGAGGGGAAAGAGAATTGCCTCGTGCTTGATTATGCGGAGAACATTGATCGGCATTGCCCAGATGGTGATATCTTCGACCCTACGATTGAATCAAAAAAGAGTAAAAACGATGCGGAAAATCTGGAATGCATTTGTTCAACATGCGAAACGCGCAACGTATTTCGTATGCGGCCTAATCCTGACGGGTATGGGATTAGCCGGTATGGCTATTTTGTCGATCTGGACGGCAACACGCTTGAAGGTGAGTTCGGCCCTATCCCGGCTCACTTCGGCCGCCGCTGTACAGCGGTTCACTTGTTGGGCAACGAACTGCGCCAGTGCTCTGGCCGATGGACTTTCAAGAAGTGCCCGCAGTGTGAAAGCGAAAACGATATTGCTGCGCGACACTGTCATGCGTGCGATCACGAGCTTGTGGACCCGAATGACAAGCTAAGGCTGGCATTTGAGAACAAGAAGAAAGACCCGACACAGATGCAATGTGACGAGGTTATTGCGTGGTATCCAAAGCCGACGGTCAGTCGCAATGGCAAGCCGATGATCAGGGTTGATGTGGTGACGCCGCATCGCAAGTTTCCGTTCTGGATCGCTGAGTGGCAGCATGCGTTGGGCGGCATGTTCAACAGGTTGAACGGCGAAAAGCCGCGCACGATCACATACAAAAAAGATTACGACAGCCAGTTCTACAAGGTCTACGCATTCAACGAGAAGGTCGATGAAGCTCCATAATGACATACCCATCTTCGGTGATCAGGCGTATCGTGGCGACTGCCCGAGCGAGGCGGTTGAGCAAGTTACGTTCTTTGCTCGCATCAGAAAGAAGTACCCCGACACTTGGGGACGCATCGCGTTGCACCCGCGCAACGAGGGAAAGCGCAGTCACTTTCAGGTATCGCACCAAAAAGCGGAAGGCATGACCAGCGGCGCGTGCGATATCATCATACCCGGCTCGCCAGCTTTTGTGTGCGAGCTGAAACGTCGAGATCACAAGAAGTCCGTGTGGCAGAGGGACCAAATGGAATACCTGCTTGCGGCTCAAGAGCTAGGGAGCTTCGCCTGCGTGGCGTTGGGAGCGGATGCGGCGGAAGAAGCATTCATCCAATATTTGGACAAACACTACTCGTCCAAGCGAACAGATTAACCAGATCATGTCTGGGCGAGCGCCATACGAACTTGCCCAGCCTGCTATTCAGTCCGCGTGTCGCATTCAGATTTATCAGGGCGCATGCGAGATCCTGAAGTTAGACCAGCCGCTGAGAAAGGCAGCGCTGGAACAGTTACCGGCCTCGATAAGGCCGTACATTCAAGAGGAGGTAGTTAGAATATGGAGAATCAGAAATGATGTTTGAGATCATCATGAATATGCCTGTGAGGCCTAAGAAGGACGAGCAGTCTGTAACGAACTTGGTTCACAGGATCATATGTTCATATCCCGTGGAATCCATGGCTGATATCGTCGAAGACCTTAATCAGACAGACTTTATCATTGTGAATGAGTGGTACCCAAACGAGCAAAACAAGTACGAGAACCACGGGATTATAGCACTTAACCGCCGGTACATCGGCAAGATCAAAGAATGGAGCACAAAATGAACAGCCAAGACATCCTTCGCCACGCTGCCTCGACCTACAACGAGCGCGGCAAGCAGTATGGTGACATCGCATTCATGTTCGACACCGTGGCTGCGCTTGCCACGCTGATGACTGGCCGCGAGTACAACAAGTACGACGTCACCGTGATCATGGAAGCACTGAAGCTTGCCCGTCGCCGTGTGGACCCTGCAAATCCTGAGAACTACATCGACGGCGTCAACTACATGACGTTCTCGGCGCAGTTTGCATGCCATGGAAATTCTAACAGGATTCCGACGATAGAAGATGACATAGCGGAATTCGCGAAGAAGTTCGCACCCGTCGTGAAGGAGGAGGGGGCTTAAGCCCCCACTCTAACCAACCAGCCAACGAGACCAACATGATCAAAGAAATATTGGAACTCTGGAACAAGAAGTACACCACCACGCAGATCGCCAAAGAGCTTGGCGTCACAAGAGGCGCAGTGGCTGGTCATATCTTTCGCGCAAGGCGTGACGGCATGGGTGTGCAAGAGCGCCCGGCGGTTGTTGTGAGGAAAAAACCAACGGAGGTTCAGTTCGACAACAACATCACGCGGTTGAGAATTGATAGCTGTCGGTACATCCTGAACGACGACATGACCAAGCCGATCTTCTGCGGCGAACCGATATCGCGCAGAGCATATTGCGAAACGCATGCTAAACTTTGCTACGTCGTTTCGGAGAAAAGAAAATGACCGACAGGCTCGTGAAACACGGATGGCACTGGTCGTTTGGCTGGCTGCGCCGGCCAGAGATGGATCAGAACAACATGTATTGCTACGAAGAGCCGGACGGGGATTTGGTCTTCGTCAGGAAAGCAGAGCAGTGTGTGCAGCTATATCTTGATTGCAGGCGCGACGAAGAGATCGGCGAGAACTACACCTGCATCGCCCCCATCCCAAGGAAGGCTGCGTATAAGCGCAGGACAGTGACATGATTCATCAACTCTCGCCGCCGATCCCAGTGGACACGCCAAAAGGCAAGGCGCTTTGCATAGCGTGGATTGACTACGGCCCGGAGCATCATTTGATCTGGGTCTGCTTTCAGAACGAAACAAGAGAGTGCTGGTGCTGGCCGAACCCGCAAATCAGAGCCCAATCAAATCCGAGCATGGAGCGCACATGATCCACTTCATATGGCTTACGCAGCCCGGCAGCCGGGCGTTCAGTTTCATCAACATGCTGGCGGTTCGGGCCGCGCATAAGTTCTATCCAGACGAGATCGTCATGTGGACGAACGATGCGCCGAAGAACAATCCGAACTGGGAATGGTACAGATTTGAAACCCGCCATGTCGATCTGCCAGACAATGACTGGCCGGTCCAGTACAAGGCGGACCTCCTGCGGCTACAAATCATGCACGAGCACGGCGGCATATATCTCGACACCGACAGTCTGCTGCTGCGTCCGCTGGACCCGCTGCTCGGGCCTGATTGCGTTCTGGCGCGTGAGAGTAGCGATTCCTATGCGATGTCGCCGATCATTGCGAAGCCGGGCGCCCAGTTCATCAAGACGTGGCTGGACAGGCTGCCGGGCGCTATTGGGCCGGTGTGGGCCAGCCATGCCGTGAACCTGCCTGTAGAGCTGCACAAGTACCACAAGTGCGACGTGCGCCCGCAGGAGGAGTTTTTCCCGTTTGACCTGCGGCACAATTATCTGTTCGACGACGGCCGCGCCGACGAGCATGCGGAGCGCATGGGCAATCCATACGCTCTGCACGTCTATGAGACCTACTGGGCCGGGTATCTGGAAGGCGTGAACGAGACCTACATGAAAACGCGCGACACCTTATTCGCGCGTCTCTTTAAGCATCTTGTTTAGCGGACGTTGCCGGGGCCGGGGATTGTCAATTCAGGAATAGGCTCGCCCGGCCCCTCTGCTGCTTCCCCACCCGAAACGCGACCCGCGCGGCCAGCAACAGTCTTCGTGACCTGTGCCGCTTTGGCTTGTTTACGGGCTTGCTCTTCGACAAAGGCCTCAAGTGACTTGGTAAGGCGCTCAACGCCTTTCATGTCGTTCTTGCGGAGCATTTCGCCGATTGCTTCAACGCGCTTTTCTGGGATCGTTGGGTTTTTAGCGATGATTGAGAACAGCGTGTTCATGGCAGGGAAATAGCTTCCTTGCGCGGCCTGACGTGCTGCGCCCAGCATGCTGAGATCAGTCTCGCCTTCAAGATCAGCGCGCAGACGACCACGACGTTCAGTCTGAGAGCCGCCTTTGATCCTCTGAGCATTCGCCGCGATCTTGGCTTCTGCTTCAAGATAATCTTGGAACAGGCGCGCATTGAGCGGGTTCGGCATGATGATGCTAAGAGCATCACGGCGGTCCTGAATGGTCTGGCCGATGCGTTTTGTGGCATCGGTGAAGTCGCCAGAACCAAAAAGGCTGTCGCGGATGCTTTTGAGAGCACCAGCGCGATAGGCTTCTTTTTCAGCGACGCTCATGCCGCCCCAGTTAATTGCCAGTTCTTCGGGATCAACACGGCTGAAACCTTTGCGGGCATCTTCCAGCGCCTGTTTGACCTCAAGGTCGCCTTTGTACTGTTTGCGGGCAGCACCAAAAGCCGGCACTTCGTTGTCGAGGATCGTTGCAATCTCACTACGAAACTTCTTTGCGCCGCCGCCAAGCTGCGTCACCTTGCCAGTGACTGCATCGGTCTCTTTCTCAATCACCTGACCGAGACCACGCATAATATAATCCCACTGCTGCACCTTCGGGATCATATCAAAGGCTTCATTGCCGCTGGGCAACTCGCGTGTGCCGATACGCTTAAAGTCGCCAGAGCGACGTTCGGAAGCGAATAGCTTGCGAGCATAAGACAAAGCCTCCGGGAACGCCTCCTTGAGATCGTTGCCAATGACTTGCAAGTCATACTGGGCCTCAACCGGGATTTCGGATTTATAGGCTTTATCATAGAGCGGCTTGGCCTGAGTGCGCAAAGCCTCTGCCGCGTCCTCGGCGGTTTCGTAATAGCTCTTGGTCTGACCAAGGCGGCCTCGGGCCTCTCCTACGATACGCTCGCGTTGATCACGTTGTCTTTTGGCGATGTCCTCGACAATGCCTTCGCCAGCCGCGCCCTCACGCTGGACAAGAGATTCCGCACGCGATGTCAAAGGCCCGCTCACATCAAAATAGCTGGGGCTTGCGCCAGATTGTTGCAGGATTTCAAATTCTTTTTTAGCTTGCGCAGGCGTCATGCCAGACCTCTGGAGATCTTGCAGAACCTTCATCTTTGCAACGTCTTCGGCCATTGCTTCGGGGCGCACACGCTCCATGATGCCACGGACAATAGGCGTGCCAGCTTTGACAGCCGTGCCAACGGTTGCGCCCACGCCTGCACCAACGGCTGCGCCAGTGGCGCCTCCCTTGAGCCGCTGCGCGATATCTTCTGCGCTGAAGATATCAGTGCTTTCAGATTCGCCCGTCCCAGCCAGTGTGCCCTGAATAGCACCAGCCTTTGTCGCTTGCGCCACTGGGCCTGCTACTGCACGACCAAGTCGGCCTGCCTGCATGGTCGATTGCGCAACCTTTGCGGCACCGAGGCCGGGCACGAACAGTGTTGGGACGCCGCCAGCAATCTCTGCGCCGATGGCCATCTTAGGGTACTGCTCTTCGAAGGCTTTCTTTTTTGTGCGTTCGTCGGCAAGCGCCTGTTCGTATGGAATGCCTTCGACGCGCGAGCGAATAGCTGCGATGCCTTCATCGCTCCAATTGAACGTCAAGCCAGAAGCTGCGGATCGAGCAAGGCCTTTGCCGTACTCGCCCCAAGACATTTCAGGGCGCATCTCAGGAAATTCAGATGAAGTATTTTTCTGAGCAGGAGCCCTACGGTTCCTGCTTAGAAATTCTTGAATTTCCGCTCCGGTTGCGTCATCAGGAAAGCTGAAGCCTTCGACGATCTTAGGCATGATACGTTTCCTTAATCAGCTATAAGCCTGCCTTGCGCATCTCTACGAACAGGAGTGGCGCCTTCTTGTGCTTTTTTCCTGAAGTATTCTTGATAAGGCAAACGATTGGTGTTGGGCCTCAAGTCTTCAACCTTAAGTTTTGTCGGGTCAAAGCGTTCTCCTTCAGGATATACAAAGAACGGGTTGGCGTTAATGTACTCTTGCCACATCCTTTCAGCATTTTGGAGGTTTTTATTCACTGCAAGGTAATCACGCATGAATGCTCGACGATCAAGTTCTGTTTGAGCCCGCATGATACCAAATCGAGCAATGTTGGTGTTGGCTTCCAAGTTTTTGCTGGTGCTTGGGCCGACGTTTCCAAAAATAGCAACATCTCTATCAGATGCCGCACCTTTAAGATCTTTACCGGCCGCAATTTTCAACTTTGATTCAATCGACAACATTTGTTGGGCGCTTGATGTCACATTCGGTGTTAAACCCCAACCGGCTCCTGTTCTCGGATTTTCTCTGTTGAGCGTTACGAAAGTTTTATAATCAAGAATTTCACCACGCAGAGCAGCGTCAGGAACTTCGTCAGCTTCTTTCTGAAGAACACGAGTGTCTGCATTAAAGCGATTTATGCGCGCCTTCTCTCTCTCCTTGGGGGAGAGGCTAGCAAATGGGTCGCGAGGATCTAAAGGAACACCAAGCTCAATAGCTTGATCTTGCCTATCACGGGCGACTTCTTGCTGACGAGCAGTTTGAAGCTGGGTCGTGTCTATCTTTTGTTCAGTAATCGGGTCGAACACTTGACCATTTTTGACCAAGACAGACATGGTTGTGCCGTCTGGCAGTGTGAGCGTTTTCAACTCACCAGACTTCTCAATTCCAAGCTTGCTGCGCACAACAGCCGTGCGCTCTTCCTCTGGCAATAGCTCCATCAGACGTTCTGTTTCGCCTTTTTGAGGTATCATGCCAAGTCTACTACGGATTGCTGCAAGAACCTGCGGATCTTGCTCTGTGCGCAGCCGCTCCATAAGACGCTCGGTCTCACCCGGCTTCTGGATGCCCTCTTGCTGAACGCGATATAGCTGCAACAACTCAGACGCAGACGGGCCGGTCGAGCCCATCTCTGCGGCCAGCTTGGCGCGAGCCATCTGAAGCTGTGCCATTTTTTCTTCGCGGTCGCGCTTGGCCTGTGCGGCCTTCATCAGCGGGCCTGAGACAGCCGAGCCTGCGGAGCCAATGCTTTCCATCAGGCCGCCAGAGCGCGTGGGCGCAGCCAGTGCGCCAGCGGCTTGGAACATGATCGACGCCTTGTCGAGAGGCGACATGCCTTCCTGACCATAACGCTGGGCCTGCTGCTCAATCATCTGCATCTGTGATTCAAGAGCCTTGCGACGTGCCGCGCCTTCTCTTTCTATCTGAGCATAGATGCGTGCGAGGGCCGGATTGTTGGCATACGGGTTGCCGCCCGGAACAGGGGAGCCCTCGTCAGAGCCACCATCGGCCAAGTCCTCATAAACCTGATTGATCCCGTTTGCCATGGCCTAGACCTATTTCAGAAGATTGCTAAGGGCAGCAGCACTCATGCCGGCACTGGCAAGTTGTGCGAGAGGCGATGCAGAATATTGCTGGCCTACGCCAGTTGTTGAAGCAGAAGTTGTACCGCCGCCAGATGGAAGGCCGCGAACGATTTCGCTCAAGAAGCGGATCTGCTCTTTCGGGTACTGCCCCTGACGCATGAAATCCTGATAAGCAAGATCAAGGTTTCTCTGCTTTTGCTGCTGTTGCGTCATACCGATGGTCTCAAGCGCACCGGCGCCTTGCAAACCAAGAGCCTGTTCTCTTTGAGCCAGCGCGCCCTGCACATTGGCAAGGTTGGCAAGGTTCTGCATTTCGGTGCCGGTAATTTGCCCTGCTGCCTGACCAATCGACGCCTGACGACGCAGATCTTCCTGCGCCTGCTGTCCAGCGGTCGTGTAACCAGACGCAAGCTGCGCGCCGATCTGGCTGGCAAGGTTTTCCGAGATGTCACGAACGCCACGCTGCGCCAGTTCTTGCTGGCGCGTCGATCCGAACTGACCAGCGCGAATGAACTGATCGCCGAGTTCCGGCATCAGCTTTTCTTTGATCTGGCGAGCGGCAATGTCACCCATGCGTTCGGTGACATTCTCAATGTACGGGTTCATGTAGTCGCCGACGACGCCCGGAAGGGTCTCGCCAGCCTGTTTAAAATAAGGCTGCGCTGCTGCCGTCGGGCTCAAGCCAGCGGCTGTTTCTGCGGTTTCGCCGGCGGCGGCAAGCTGCGGCTTATATGCATCCGCAGCCTCTCGCGTGACATCAAAAGCAGCAAGCTGGTCGGTAGTAAAGTCTGACAGACGAGGGCCGGTGTATGGCTTGTACTCTTCTTGAGCGGCGCTGTAGGCGCCAGACATCAAGTTGTAGAGATAGTCAGACAGATACTGCGGCACCTGAGACGTCGTCAGCGTCGAGGTCTTGGACGGCAGCGGCTGCCCTTGCGTCAAGAAGTTGAGGAAGGCCATCAGACATACTCCTCGGGGCGTTTAGCATTCGGGCTGAACTTGCCCTTGGCCAGTTCGCGGCCCTTCTGTTTGCGGATATTAGCACGGAACTGGTCGAGACGTTGAGCCCCAGCCTTTGAAGATCCATCGCCGAGCATCGACACGGTCTCAGCATCCATGACGTACTCGCCATCGGACAGGCGGGCGTCAATGCTGTCAGAACGGCCAGTGCCGCCACCCTGCACGAAACGGCTCAGAGGGCCACCAGTGGCCGCCTTAACGGTCGGCGCTTCAGTCTCTACGGGCGCACCGAAGAAGACATTCTCAGCGCCGGATCCGTAGGTGTAGTAGTTCGCCGGCCCAGCCAGTTGCGGGCGGAACAGCGGAGCCATGTCGAGGCGTTTGGTGAGATTTGGATCGGTCGATTCCGCCACGCCACCCTGATCAGGAAGAGCCTGCGGCTTGCCGCCCATCGCTGCGGTCGCAAGGAGAGCGGCCGGGATGACAGTCTTTGCCCCGCCGAGGCTGGCCAGAATACCAGTCTCTGCTGCTTTGGCAGCGGCCTCTGGGGCGGCGGTCGTCATGCCGAGCGCGGCCGCTTCAGCGCCAGTCGGGCGAACAGGAGGCAGCGGCATGCCGCTCTTGGCATATGCAGCGTTCGTCGCTTCGGCCGCGCCACCCGTGCCGGCCGCTCCAAAGTAGTCACCAGTGCCCATGCGGCTCCACCAACCAGAAAAACCTTCTGATCCTGTGCCTGTCACGCCAGCGCCTGTGGCGCCCAGAGCGCCTGCGCCAATCGTCCCGATGCCGCCGAGCGCACTGCCGAGCAGGGCGCCTTTGGTGCCGCCCGTAAGGCCGCCGACGCCCGCGCCGATAAGAGCATTGCCGACGACGCTGGGAAGCGCCGCGCCGGCAATCGTGGTGCCAGCCGCCGATGCGGGCAGCAGAGCCGCGCCAATCGGGGCGCCAATGCCAGTGGCCATGAGAGCCGCGCTGGCAATGGCAGCGACGGGGGCAAACCACTTCTGCTTCCAGAACGGCGTGAACTGCGGCATGCCGGTGTGGGGGTTGATCGTGGGATCGCCCCACTCCTTGCGAAGCTGCTCAAATTCCTGACGGTTGATGTGGATGATCAGCTCGTCGCCGCCGACGCCTGCATCGCGCACCCGGCGCGCTTCAGCGGCGAGGCCGCCCTTTGCATAATTGGCTGGCTCACGCGGCACGACAATGCGAACCGGCTTGGTCCCGACGCGGCCGCCTTCGTAGAACATCGACATAGGATTGCCGCGAAACGACGAATCGGCGGCATCGTTGGCCAAAGGCTGGTAGTTGGCGGGATAATCAGCAGTGTAAGTCGTCATCTCAGCCACCGGGGAGGTTAACGGCACGGGTGAAGGCGAATGCCCATTCCTGCCAATCGTTGTAGTTCATGGGATTTGGCGGGTTCTGCGCTCCTACTGTGAAGAACGATACTACACCCAAAGCCCAATTTTGCCACTTCTCTGGATCGTCAAGACGGCCAATCGTCCCATATTTTTCGAGACTATAGACCATGGAATCGGTCCAGTCAGTAACTGTCATGCCGCGTGGGTCGATCATCCGAGGAGCGTCCCGTCGCTGGTTTCGATGTGGGCGATGCACTGACCCATCTGGTAGTTGCCGCCAACCACATTGGATTTGAAGATAAAGCGCATTTCGCGCCGGGTTTCTTTGAAGAACACGATCTGCTCTTCGGGCGTCACGATGTCCTGCGGGGCCGGAAAAGCGTGCTCGTCGCTGGTCACTTCAGGCGAGCGGGCGTTGGCCCGGCCGGTAACCTGACACGTCATTTCGCCGCTCTGGATAAAGTCAGGCTCGATGTAGGTCACACGCAGGGAGCGGTTTTTCGGCTGCTGCTGATCGGCAACGGCAGATATGTCGGCCGTCTGGAAATAGGACGGGATCGAATTTATTTGCGTCCCATCAATTTCATCAAGGCCGAATTCCATCTGCCAAAGCTTGTAGAAGCCGCCGTCTTCGACAACGCCCGCTGTGATCGGGTACTGGTAGACGGTGACGAATTTTGCCGCAGAACGACCGCTATTAGGTAGCTCGGTGTCATACCAAGTATTCTCTCGCACGTTGTAGATCACGGCGTGTGTGCATTCGGTGGCATTGCCACGCGGATAGCACCACCAGATTTCGCCAAAACGCGGCACCTTGTAGGCGAAGACCTTCTGGCGCTGCGCATAGTTGAGGTTGTCGAAGAACCAGTTCTGATTGAGTTGGTTCGGGATTTCGCGCACGACGCCGTTGAACATCAGGAAGCGGTCAACGCCGCACCAGTAGAAGATGCCGTCGTATTCAACGGGCGATTGCGAAGACAGAATTGAGCTTTGCGTTGTGATTGTGTCGAACTGGAAAACAGCCGTGCCACCAACAAAGGTGCAGCGGATCAGACTGTCCAAGGACCAGAACAGGCCAGCCGGTGCGTTGCCGGGACCAGCGCGCAGCGGCAATGCTGCGACGATCTTTTGGGCAGTGACGTAAGCTGACCCAGCGCCTGTGCTGACCCAATCGTCTGGGTCGTTGGCAACGCTCCATGCCACAAAACCGTCTGAGCCATAAACAAACGTGTATGGATACAGGCTTACAACACCGCCAGAGACGGCGGGCGCGCTGTTTGCGATCAAGTCAACAGTGTCGTTGACGAGACCCCAGTACAAGTCTGACGTTGCGTCGCTGTCGATCTCGACGAGGTTTAAGCCGGGGTGAGCGAAGATATATGATCCGGGCGTGACGCCGACGGAATCATAGGTGACATCGAACGTCCAGAGATTTCTGTCATCGGCAGGAAAAGCAGAAGGCGTTCTGTCAACAATGCTGGTGACGAGGCCGTTCTGGTTGACCAGAAACTGCGTCAGAAAGCTCTTGCTGCCTGACATCAGATACAGCAAGCCGTTCTGGTTGTAGCCCGTCAGGCCACGAGAGATCTCTGGCATTTCGTTGCTGATGCGACGATAGCCAAACATCTTGCGCGGGAGGCCGCGCTGGAACCTGCACCACTGGCCATCAACATAGAAACCGTTCTCAAAGCGAGTACCGTCTCGCTTGATGCCGGGCAGTGATTTGATGATGTATGGTGCCATCAGCCGAGCGCCACTGCGTATTGGATTGAGATGTCTGCTGCTTCTTGTGCGCTTACTGCACTAAGAGCTGCGCGACCCGCTGCGGCATTGGCGGCCGTGAAGACAGCAATACCTGTCGATGTGCCACCAAGATTGACACGCGCGCCAGAAGCGGTTGTCGCGCCAGTGCCGCCATCCGCGATTGGGATCGGCGTGGCAATGCCCGCGCTTGTCTGCGCCTGAACGACGTTTGTGCCGTCGCAATACAGGATCTGCGCTTCACCTTGAGGAACGACAATGCCAGTGCCCGCGCTGGTTTTCACCGTGAGCGTGAACGCGCCAGTCGTGTCGTTTGTGATCCAATACTGTTGGATCGTAGCTGGCACGATGATGTTGCGATTGCCGGTGAGAATGCCGGACAAGTTGTAAGAAACGCGGTTCAGCTCAAACGTGGACAGGGTGTAATTGCCTGTGCCCGCGACATTGATGGCGAGGTAGTCAAAGGTTCCAGCGGTGGCCTGCGTCAGGCCGACGGTGTAGAAGCCGA